TAGCAGATGCTGCTGCTGCCGCTGATGAACTCAAAGACCCAGTGTTACTGCCAGGATTTGCAGGATGTGTGAGTAGTTCTGAATTAGGTAAATAAACAACATTAGATGTAGAAAAAGAACCTCCAAAACCAGAGGCTACACTAACTCCACCCGATAAAGATAAATCTGCATCTCTTGCAACTGATGTTACGACTACAGTTGAGTTATCTGCTTCGCTTATAGTTGTTGTACCAGTATTACTAGTGCTACTTTCTGAACTTGTGAATGTCTTTAATGTAGACTGAACATTACCACTACCTTT